AGATGTCCTTGATGCCGGTTTCAGCAAAGATACGGGCGATCAGTTCCAGCTTGCCAGCCGAGGCGTTCTGCATGGCCGCAATTGCCGTGGCCGTGGTGTTTTGCAGAATGTTGGGGTCAAGTCCCTGCGAGGCTTCGGTAACACCCGTGCGCTTGGCTTGGATGTTGTCCATGTATTCCAGCATCGGGAAGGACTGCCCTGCGACTGCTTGAACGGGCAACTGCTGGATGGCGGCAGGGTTTTTCACCCGTACCACACCACCCGGAGTAACGGTCAGCAGGTCGTCTAGGTTGACCTGTCCGTCTACAGCCACGACCCGAGCATTGTTGGTCAGGTAGAGGTTGTCGAGAATCTGGCGGGTCAGCGTGGACTTGATGATCTGGAGGTCCATTGTCCGGTCGGCCAGCGACTGTCCAAAGAACTTGTGCGGCAGCGGGATCGGGCAGATGGAGGCAAACGGGAGGTAGTCAATCTCCTCGTTCTCCAAAATGTTCATTCCGGCGTAGATAACACGGCGCAGTTCGGCAATGCCGTCCTCGTCGTAGTCCACCCGAATGTATGCCTCGAAGGTCTCCACCAACTGCATGGACGGGTCGAGGCTGTCGTCATCCGGCTGCTCGCCTTGGGAGTATCGGGCCACGCGCTCGGGCGTGTAGGTCAGATCTTCGTATGACGGGAGGTTATAGATCTCGTCTTTATCAAATCCCATTGCCACGAGCTCTGAGCGGGTCACCAAGCGGCGGTGGGCGCAGAACGGGGAGTCCTTGAGTTGGATGGTTTTCTTGCTGACAATGAACTCTTCGGGCGGGATGTTCTCGATGACCACCCGGCCCTTCTTGTCCATCTTCTTGATCTTTACATCGTAGGCAAACACCGGCTCCATGCGGGGCATCGGGGGCTGTCCGGTCTGCTGGGCCAGCGCAATCTCTTCCGGTGTCGGCAGGGCAGGGATTTCCCCAATCTGGCGCTGGTCTTGGCTAACGACTTCATACTGCTCGTCGGCAAGCAGGAGGGCCAACTCTTCGGCAGAAAGGTTCTCGTACTTCTCGGTGTTGACCTCGGTCTCGTCTTTCCAGTAGACCTTGACGGTTCCGGTCTTGGACAGGAGCGCATCCTTGATCATGGTGTGCAGAATGGAGATGCCAGGGTTATCCCGCATAAACACCCAATTACACATCTGTGTGGCTTGCTCGGCCAGTTCTACATCTTCCGGTCCATGTGGCTCAAACATCACCACTTCGTCGGATGCGGTAAACACGCGCATCAGGGCGGGCATAGCACCGTCAATGGCTTCGGCAACCTCGCGGGTAACGATACGGGAGCGGCCATCAACTTCGTTGCCATACTCGTCGCCGTTGTAATACTCAATGGCTTTACGACGGGACTCGGTGGTCTCGGTCTCCAGGTAGCCAATGGCATTGTCGATCTCGTTTTCGAGTATGCCTTTTAGGGTTTCTTCATTCATTTACACGATCCATTTGATATTGGCGTTGATTGGTTTGCTCCAGTTGCTCGTCTGGTTCATGCCGACCGCTAGGTAGCGGAAGGCGTCTGCCGCGTGAGAAGTGTAATCGTGGAGCGGCTTGTCGTAGAACACCTGGCGTTTTTCGTCGTATTCCCTGCGGTAGTTTCGCAGACAGTCTAATCCTTGCTTGGCTTTCGGGTGGAACCAACAATTTGGCAGCATCCTTCTAACTGCTTGGATTCCATCATCGACGCCCAGTCGCGGACAAACTGTGATGGTAAGTCCAAGATCCTGAAGAGTCTCTTTTCGACTCTTACCCGTTCCCAGTTCTCTAACTTCGACATCGTGCGGGAGGATGTGTTCGGCTGCATGGTATTTGTTGTCTTTTATCCAGTTGACGTACCACGCCAAGCCTTGCCCGTGGTTCTCGACGTAATCAATGATGCGGACTTCCTTGCCCGCAATTTGCGCGACAAAAATTGCCGTGGAATCCCCAACACCCAGATCCCAGGCCGTATAAGTTTTGCAGAGATCGTCCCGAGCAAACTCTTTGAATCTTTCTGGAGGCAGTTGATGTAATACCTCTGCGTAGAAAGAACCTTGGACTGGGCTATCAAAACTACATAAAAATTCCTGGGAGAACTTGCTTTCGCCCATCTCCCTTTCAGCGGCTTTAAGTTCTTCGTCTGAAATGATTCCTGTTTCATCTGCTCGGTATTCTACCAACGCCCATCCAGGTTCAGTAGCGGCGCGGTCTCGAAAGTCCTTGAAATGGTTTGCACCCTTGGGGGTTCCAATAAACAGGCATTGGCCGTTTCTGTCTGCCAAGGCCGGGCGCACGATCTCATTCCAGATTTTTGGGTTCATAACGCCCACCTCATCTAGCACGGCCATATCAAAATACAGACCTCGGAGGTTATCTCCACCTCCGTCAGCACCGTAAAGGCTGATCCGTTTATCCCCCAAGAAGTCTACCCGCAACTCGGAGATGTTTACAACCGGGTTGAGTGGCCTTGTAAACTTCAGAAGGTAGTCGAACGCCACCCTCTTGGCTTGACCGAACGTCGGGGCTATGTAAGCGTACCGCGGGGCTTCCTGCTTGTTGTTGCAAGCGTGCTTTATCAGATGATTCAGAGCGGCCACCGTCTTGCCGAACCGTCGATGACAGACCGCCACCACGAATCGGTTGGTGTCTAGTATCTCGTGCAACTGTTCCTGCTGCGGGCGAGGCTTATAAGGTAGGACTATTTTTGCCAAGTAACAACTAACTCTACTGGACCATTATCGTTTCCTGTGACCTCAGTCCGAGCCAGTTTGGGGATGTGGTACTCGGCCATCTTTTGCATGATGTCCAGCGCCTTATCCGGGGCTGGCTTAATGCCACGCGTGTCATCGCCTTCTGCGACCGTTGTGAGCCATCTGTCCATGTTCTCGGCATTACGCTCCAAGAGCATGGCAATAGCCGTTCTGACGGCCTCTGTGGACTTATTAGGCACGCCTTTGGGCCTTCCTGGGCCTGGTGCGCCTTCGCCGATTCTTAGTGTTTCTTTAACGTCTTCCATGTCCGAATCCTTTCGGTTGTTCGGGATAAGTGTGTCTCTATTTTACCACAGTCCTTTGATTTTCTTACCAAGTCTGTCCCAGTAATACTCAACATTCCAGCAGAAATCTTTCCATAGTTTCTTGATCATGGCTTCTCCTTTGTCAGCACCACGGAGATTGCGTCCACAGCGCGAGGGGTTCGTAGCAGTTCTTCTTTGTCCATCTGGCGGGCAAGTTCTTCTCCAATGTCCGAGAGTTCAAATGCCATGCTTTCGATATAGAACCTGTCTTTCCAGTTCAGATACCAATGCCAGTCTGTGTAATATAAGAATGAGTTTTCGTTAAACGCCCGCACATGGGTGGGGTCTTGCCAGGCTCCGTAGGACAAATCATACGGAACGTGGATGTGCATTTTGCCTTTGTCCGAGAGCAGTTGTTTACAGTTGGTCATCGCGGTCACAAGGTCTGGGATATGTTCCAAGACGTCGTTGGCAATGATCTCGTCGAACATCCCGGTCTGGATGCGGAACTCGCCCAGGCGTGTAAATATCCGCTCACCCCACGGGACCTTTGTAATGTCCAGTACCCAGTCGGGGTTCTTTTCCGGTTGGATGTCAGCGTTTATACAGTCACGCCGCCAGTCTTTACCTGATCCAAGGTTCAGAATCACAGTTTGTCCACAAAGTTAAGTGCAGACCGTATTACTTGGTGCATATCGTAATACTTATATTCAGCCAGTCTCCCCCCTAACAGGATGCCATTTGCATCTGCTTTGGCTTTGTATTGGGCGTACATGGCATTATTTGCCGTATCGTTTACGGGATACATAGGCTCTCGGTCTTTTGTGTAATCTACCGGAGTTTCATACGTTATCCAAGTCGTCGGGGACTTTGTAAACTCAAAGTGCTTGTGCTCCACGATCCGAGTGTACGGGATTTCATACTCGGTGTAGTTTACAACTGCTGATCCCTGGAAATTTTCCACATCTAAATGCTGGTGATCGAACTGCACAGTCTTATATTCCAGCGTGCCAAATTCGTAGCCAAATAACTGGTCAATCGGGCCGGTGTAGATCACCTTGCCCTGACCATCCCAAAACGCCTTGTCTGCCAGGTAGTCGGTGTTCAGCCGTACTTCTATGCCATCGAGTAGCTTCTCAAATATCTGGGTGTAGCCACCCATCGGGACGCCCTGA